CATGAGGTTAAGTTCGAGAACATTGCAGTCAATGTCAACGTTTGTAGAGTTAAAGAAGGAGGCGCCGAGTATACTTACGGCGTCACCAAAGGACCAATCGTTGGCAGTGTACCCGTCACTATTCCTACGAATACCAGTGGAGCTACCATGCACGCCATGAAAAAACGCTGTGATTATGCACCGCGTTTGAAAAACATAGACACATTCAAGCAAGGCCATCATCTGCTTATGGCAAAATTTGAAGCTTTGGATGTGATTCGAGTGGACTCAGACTTGATGTCTGAGTACTTTGAGACGTGCGCGCCTGCAAAGGCGGAGCGGCTTCTTGCCGCTTTGGATAGCGATGAATGGAAGAGTGAAATGGGAACTAAGCATGTGTTCGCGAAGCAAGAGGCGCTTTTGAAAGAGCATAAGGCTCAGCCACGCGTTATATATCAAGGTACAGATATGTATAACGCTTTGACCGGTCCTGTTGTGATGGAGCTGAACAACAGGATGAAAAAGGTGTTTTCGCTCAGCAACCCCCTGAACACAGGCAATCGTGTCATATATGCCTGTGGCGTTTCAGGTGGGGAGCTCGGAGACATCATGGAGTCATCTCCCGGTGTGGCGATAGAAAGCGACATGAAAAATAATGATGGAAGTCAGAGTAAAGAATTTCGCCGTTACGAGGCGATGTTCTACAAGAAGTTGGGGGCGCCTGATTGGTTTGTGCGCGAGTTTGCCAAGAATGTGAGTGTCCGCGTCTGGACTCGTTATGGAGTCGCGGCCATCATTGAAGGTCAGAGGTGGTCTGGAGAAACGACCACCACAACCGGAAATTCTTATGTTGGCATGTGCAACGACCAAGCGGCCTTGTATAAGGCCGGTGTTGTTGAGAGCACAAACATTCAGGGTGGCGATGACCAGTTAAAATTCGTTGTCGGTGATGCCGAGGCTGTCAAGACGGCTATTGAAGAGACTGCTGAGGACATTGGCATGAAAGCCGAAGTCCTAGTCCAGCCATCTCGGCATTACGCGACTTTTTACCGAAAGCGGTATGTACGAAGTACTATTGGTACCCGCCCTGTCCCACAATTTGGGCGTGTCTTGTCAAAGTTGAATTTGCGTCCTAATCGCAACTCCAACGTTAATGATAGAGATTACATGGCCGGCAAGTATTTGTCGGCTGCGTATGAGCATAGACACGTACCAGTTATCCGAGACATCCTAGTGAATACCTCTGGTACACTATCCAGCAACCCTTACCTTGATGTTAGAACAACAAAACTCAAGGAGATGGGACCATCTGCTGACATTGCTGAGTTTATTCGTAAGAGTCCAGTGATTCCGCCGGACGAGTTCTCTGATTTTTTGGCCGAAGTGTATGACGTTAATCTCACTGACCTGGTCGCCGAGTATGACAGGTTTGCTAATGGTTGTCTTGACTATTGCAATCGCTGGACGTATGTCGACCGGGCCGGAAAAGTCAAGGCAAAAACGGGAGCTTGGAAGTATGATGCGCCAAAACATACTTCGTCGACGCTGGAGTCTCTTGTGAAGAGCGATGTTGGCTAACACATTGGAATGT